TGCTAGAGCAAGCAGCTGAGCAAGATGAAAAGATTGATGCCATCTACAGAGTGGAAATGATTCCATAAAAGAGATACAATAGCTAAACCTTCTACAAGAGGAAAAAATGACAGAGCGACGAGATTTATCAGGTGTACAGCTTCACCTTGTTAACAACGTAGAGACAGCAGAAAAGTTTCTTCGTTGGCTAGGTGAACGACGCCCCCACGATGCAATTGCAATTGATACCGAAACAGGTGAGCGTCCTGGACGCCCTCGTGCTGATGCATTATCCCCGTGGCATGGTGACCTACGTCTTGTTCAAGTAGGCGATGGCATGACTGGCTGGTCAATCCCCTGGGATGACTGGAAGGGTGTTTTCTACGAAGCAATGGAACGCTTTGAGGGTCCTATCGTCTGTCATAACATTGCTTTTGAGGCGCGTTGGTTTGCAATTAAATCTAACTGGGAACTTCCGTGGGGGCGTGCACACGACACCATGATTATGGCGCACATTATTGACCCATTAGGTTCTGGTGCACTAAAGCGTCTTGCCTCTCAGCACATTGACCCAATGGCTGCACATCTACAAAGCAAGCTTGATGAAAGCCTTGCAACTAATGGTTGGACTTGGGGAACAGTTCCTACAAACTTTGAACCCTACTGGGCTTATGGCGCACTTGACACCGTTATAACAATGCGTCTGTGGGAAATGTATTGGGAGAAGTGTGGACCTGGAGGTCCGTACCACAAGGCTTACGAACTTGAAATGGCTACACGCAAGATTGTTACTCGCATGGAGATTAATGGTGCTCGCGTAGACCTTGAGTACTCCAAGAAGAAGTACGAAGAGCTTATTGATTACACAGAGAAAACAAAACTGTGGGCTTATAACCAGTATGACGTATCTATTACAAGCAACGTTCAGATGGTTCGACTATTTGAAAAGCTTGGCGCTGAAATTACAGAGTTCACTCCGTCAGGTCAAAAGTCTGCAAGCGCAGACCAGTTAAAGAAACTAATTATTGACGGTAATGCTGAGGTTAAAAACCTAGCCGAGACTGTTCTTAAGCAACGCAAGGCTGACAAACTTGCCACAACTTACTTTGCTAACTTCCTTGACAAGCATGTAGATGGATTACTTCACCCATCTGTAAAAACTGTAGGTGCTCGTACATCTCGTATGTCTATCACTGACCCAGCGTTGCAGACTCTGCCTAAGGGCGATGACACGGTGCGCCGTGCGTTTATCCCGAAGGATAAAGACCACGTTATTGTGACCTCAGACCTTGACCAAGTTGAGTTCCGTATGTTTGCGTCGCTTTCTGGAGATGCAAATCTTATTAACCTGTTTAACCGTGCAGATGCAGAAGGCTCTGACCCTTTTACCGAAATTGGTCGTCAAGTTTATGCAGACCCGACCATGCAAAAATCTGACAAGCGTCGTAACCTCATCAAGGGTGTTGTCTATGGTCGTCTTTACGGAGCGGGAGTCGCAAAGCAGGCACTTACCGCTGGCGTCGCTGAGTATCAGATGAAGGAAGTGTCTGATTCATTTGACTCTAACTACCCAGGAATGATTCGATTCCAGAAAGAAATTGACAACATTGGTCAGCGTCGTTTCCGTGAGGAAGGCCAAGGCTATGTCTACACATGGACTGGTCGTCGAATCCCTTGCGATGATGACCGCACCTACACACTTGTAAATTATTTGATTCAAGGTGGTGCAGCTGAAATCTTTAAGAGCAACTTGGTAAAGCTTGATGCTGCAGATTTAACTGACTACTTGATTGTTCCAGTGCACGACGAAATTGTTCTTAACGCTCCCCGTGAAGACGCAGAAGAAATTAAACAACTAGTTCGCCAATGTATGACTACAACCGAAGGGTGGGCAGTACCTCTTACTGCCGATGTTGATGGTCCACTTGAAAACTGGGGACAAAAGTACTAATGAATAAGTATCTAGAAAGGGCACTTGAGATAGCAAAAACTAGCAAGTGTCGACACAAGCATGGCGCAATTGTTGTTCAGAAGGGAACAATTGTTGCATCAAAAACTAACAAGAAAGTTTCTTCTCCAATCAATAATCAGTGGAGAAGGGCTCACATTCATGCAGAAGCTGCTGCAGTAAAAGCTGCTGGAAAGTATGCTGCTGGTTCAACTGTTTATGTTGCTCGCGCTGCTGCTGACGGTAGTCCAGCTAATTCAAAGCCTTGCAAAAAGTGTGAGGGTTTCCTAGACAGATATCGAGTGGCACAGGTGGTTTGGACATGAGCATAGTCGTACTTTCAGTTGACCCAGGAAAAGCAACTGGTGTTGGTTTAGTCGAGTGGTCTGGAAATCCAGATGACCTCCCAAAGAGACTTCTTTCTCTGGAACCTCAGCCAGAAGAGTTTGCTCAAGCCGTTACAACATCTATGACAGGGTGGAAAGCCTATGACAGCTTTATTGTTGTCTGCGAGCGCTTTACCATCAATGCTCAGACAGTCCGTAATTCTCAGGCTCCATACTCTCTTGAACAGATTGGTGTTCTAAAACATCTCTGTAGAGAGGCTGGGTATCCAGTCGACAAGATTGTTTTTCAGACTCCAGCAGATGCTAAAAACATGTTTAATAACAAAGCTCTACAGACCATAGGTGTTTGGCATAAAGGTGGGGAAGGGCACGCAAATGATGCCCTACGACACGCCCTAATGGCTTTGGTTAGACAAAGATGGATTCCTAGAGTATTGTTGGACAAGTAAAAGGTACTAACAAAGAATTTGCACTTTCTAAGAAATTAGTGTTAGTATTTATACATAGCGACGAAAGGTAACAAATGCCAGTATCGGTGGACCTCGATAGCGAGAAAGCCCACATCCTTATTAACGCTGAATGGCGTTATAAAGAGCTGTGTAAGGGTCTTCCAGGTTCTTCATGGTCGCAGACAGACCAAGTATGGCGAGTGCCTTTAGCGTGGTCCAGTTGCCTTGCCTTACGCTCTACATTCCGTGAAGACCTAGTTATTGGCCCAGGGCTTAGTTCTTGGGCAGAGAATGAAGTAAACACCCGTATTAGCCCTTCTATGGCCCTCAGAGAGCTTGAAACAGCCGATGGAGACGAAGACCTATTCCCACACCAAAGAGCTGGCGTAGCGTTCCTAGCGACCGCTAAGAAGGCCCTTCTAGCCGATGAACCAGGTCTTGGTAAGACCGCTCAGGCTATCCGCGGTCTTAAGCGTATTCAGGAAAATGGCGAGGATGTCTTTCCTGCCCTAGTAGTCTGCCCCAACACTCTAAAGAAGAACTGGGCTCGTGAATTTAAGCTTTGGTGGCCTGGGGTCACCGTGCAAGTTATCAAAGGAACTGCTGCTCAGCGCAAAAAGCAATTCGAGACTGAAGCTGACGTTTATGTAATTAACTGGGAGTCTCTTCGTGCTCACTCCAGACTTGCACCGTATGGCTCTGTAGCACTTACACGGTGTTCTGCTTGTGGTGGTCACGATGACGGTGTCTCAGAGACCCGCTGTGAAGTACACCAGCGTGAACTAAACAAGATTAATTTTAAGGCTGTAGTGGCCGACGAGATTCACCGCTCGAAAGAGCCTAAGTCAAAGCAAACCCGTGCATTATGGTCAGCTACTGGCGATGCACAGATTCGGTTTGCCTTAACAGGAACACCAATCGCTAACAATGTCGTCGACTTGTGGGCAATTCTGCACTGGCTATCTCCAAAAGATTGGCCTAGCAAAACCAAGTGGATTGACCGCATGATTGACACGATGCTTAATGCATTCGGTGGCATGTTAGTGATTGGTGTCAAACCACACATGCAAGATGAGTTTTATAAAGCAGTCAATCCTCACATGCGTCGCATGTTAAAAAAAGTCGTGCTTCCTTGGCTACCCGAGGTAGTAAATGAGCGTCGCGATGTTGAAATGTCAACTAAGCAAAAAAAGGCTTATGAGCAGATGCGCGACACAATGATTGCTGAGCTTGAAGGTGGAGAAGCATTGACTGCTCCTTCTATCCTGACTCAGACAACTCGCCTAGTGCAGTTTGCAAATGCTTATGCAGAGATTGTCGTTAACGAGACTACTGGAGAGCCAAAAGCTATTTTGTCAGAGCCTTCTTGTAAGGTTGACCAACTAATGGATGATATCTCTCACGGTGATTTTGGCGATGACTCGGTAGCAGTCTGCGCTGTATCTCGCCAACTAATTGAGCTTCTTAGTGCTGCAATGACTAAGGCCAAGATTGAGCATGGTTTGATTACTGGTGCTCAGGATGAAGATGAGCGACAGAAGGCTATTGACGATTTCCAGTCAGGCAAGATAAAGTGGATTCTCTTCACAGCGCAAGCTGGTGGTGTGGGTGTAACTCTCACTGCTGCTCGGCGCTTGATTATGCTTCAACGCCCTTGGTCACTTGTTGACCACAAGCAAGCGTTGGACCGTGTGCACCGCATTGGGTCAGAGATTCACGATTCAATCATCATCACGGATTACGTAACAGAGGGCACCATCGAAGAACGAGTTTTACAAGTCCTTGAAACCAAGGCAGATAACTTTGAGCAGATTGTTCGTGACAAGGACCAGCTACTCAATCTTCTTAAAGATGATAAGGCAGGCAAACTATGAGTGATGTAGTAAGAATTTCTAACTCGGAGATTCAAACATTCAAAGACTGTCGCCGTCGCTGGTGGTTGACCTACTATCGACGTCTACAGCCAAAGTACAAAGATGCAACTGGTGCTCTTGCACTGGGTACTCGCGTGCACGCTGCTCTTGATGATTATTACGCCAACGGAACTCCGCTTCTACAAGCACACGCAACCCTTGTGAACACAGAAAAAGAATTACTTTTGCAAGACTTCCGCGATGTATCTGAACTTGAAAAAGAAGCTGAACTTGGGCACATCATGCTTGAGGGTTACCTCCAGTGGAATGAAGAGAACGGCATTGATGCTGACCTCGAGATGATTTCTACAGAAGAAACAATTGTGATGCCGATGTTCAACGGTGAAGTTGAACTTCAAGGCAAGCTTGACATGCGTGTTCGTCGTAAGGCTGACGGTGTGCGTATGTTCCGTGACTTTAAAACTGTTGGTGGTTCGCTTTCAGACTTTGCAAACCTTGCACCTATGAACGAACAGATTCTTACTTACATGATTCTTGAACAGAGTAAGGACAAAGACGGAGAACGCTCTGACGGCGGTATTTTCACAATGTTAAAGAAGGTTCGTCGCAGTGCTGCTGCTCGTCCTCCGTTTTATGACCAGATTGAAGTTCGACACAATATCTTCACCTTGCGCTCCTTCTGGGACCGCTTGCACGGAACTGTTACAGACCTCATGCGAGTTCGTACAGCTCTTGATAAAGGTGAACAACCAAGCTTCCACGCATACCCAAGTCCGTCTAGGGATTGCAAGTGGAAGTGCAAGTTCTACTCTGTATGCACTCTCGTCGATGATGGTAGTGCTGCAGAGCAGGCAATAAGCGAAATGTTCGTAGAGGCTGACCCATATGCTTACTACGGCGAAGAGAAGAAAGGAAACGAGTGACGCATGAGTGAAATCCAACGGTCGTTGACCGCAATGATTTACGGCGAATCCAAAGTTGGTAAATCCAGCTTTGCTGTTACAGCACCATACCCACGACTAATGCTCGACGTTGAGGGTGGACACCGATTCCTCCCTATCGTCGTTAAGTTTTGGGACCCACTGCGCGTGGAACCACCTGTCGCAGATGGAACTTGGGACACGGTTGTTGTACAGGTACGTGACTACGACACTGTAGTCAAGGCGTATCAGTGGTTGCAGTTAGGTAAGCATCAGTTCAAAAGCTTGATTATTGACTCCATCTCGGAGTTGCAAGTCAAGTGTATGGACAGCATCGCAGGTAGCGAGCAGATGAAGATGCAACAGTGGGGCGAATTGCTTCGTCACATGGGTGGTCTTCTACGCGACCTACGCGACCTAACAATGCACCCAACTAATCCACTTGAGGCCGTTGTTCTAACAGCAATGTCTCGAGTGACTCAGGATGGTAAGCACCGTCCTTACCTACAGGGACAGCTTGCAATTCAAGCACCATATTTTTACGACATTCTTGGTGCGTTGACCATCGAGCAGTTCCCTAATCCAGACCCGCTTCAGCCTCCTTACAAAGTTCGACGTATGTATGTCGAGCGAACTAATGAGTATGAAGCAGGCGAGCGAGTCCAAGGTCGTCTTGGAGCAATCGTCGAACAAGACAAGCTTTCCATCGAGGTAATGCTTGACACAATCTTTGGTCCGAAGAAGACTGAAGCCACCACTAAAAAGAAAGAGGCTTAACCATGAGTTCATTGAACTGGGCTGACCTTATTAAGGATGCTGGAGAATCAGCATCGTACGAACCACTACCAGATGGCGACTACGACCTCGTAGTGCTTGAGGCAACCGCAAAGGTTACTCAGTCTGGCAAGACCATGTTCTCTACCAAGAGTCAGGTCGAATCAGGCGCTTTCGCAAAGCGTCTAGTTTGGGACAACCTAGTTGTCTCACCAGATAACTCAACTGCGTTGGGTATCTTCTTCCGCAAGATGGCGGCAATGGGTCTTAACCGAGACTTCTTTGACCGTGCACCAAGTAATGCTCAGATTGAGTCTGCACTTGTTGGTCGTAAGTTCCGTGGACAGATTGGTACACGTACCTACAACGGTAACAAGTCAAACGAAATTAAGAACTACTACCCAGCAACAGCTTCTGCTGCACCTGGTGCACCAGCTCCTGTATCTGCTGCTGCTCCAGCACCAGCACCTGCACCCGCTCCAGCACCTGCACCAGCACCTGCTGCAGCACCATCAGCACCGTTCTAATAACGGTCAACTCTCTGCTGGAAAGCCACTCGACAAAACGTTGAGTGGCTTTCTAGTTAGAGTCCAAAACTTTAGGAAGGTAGAACAATGAAAGTTCTAATTACGGGGTGCACTGCACAGCAGGCTTCCAATAAAACAGCTTCGAGAACTCCTACGTTTTCCGCACTTTTGGCGAAAGCATTAGAAGACGGTGGTGCCGTAGTAGAGGTAGTTGAACCTTCAACTGTATTCACATCAAAACAACTTGAGGAGTTTGACAGCGTACTCGTCGGTATTGCTCCTCCTACAAGTCTTTCTGCAAATAAAATTTACCCAGCTTTTGCGATTGCCAATCGAGCACGCAAGATTGGGAATCTTTCTCTTTTTATCGATGCCCCAGAGCAATACAAATTGCAAGCATCTCTAAAATCTGTATCTCTCAATGTTGCAGATTTGTCTAAAGATTTTTATCAGAGAAGAAAAAGTTATTCACATCTAATCTCTGACGCAGAGTTTCGTGCCGAAGTCCACGAGTTTAATGAATTTCTTTTTAGCGAGAGATGGCCTACAACTTTATACCCAGCTTTTCCATGGTCTAACTCGGAAGATATCTCAAAGTCTTTGCTGAACACAGATTCACAAAACTTAGTTCCAGTAATGGTTGATTCCTATATTCTTCGTGCTCCATACATTCAGGCAAATCTAAGCTCCCCCAGGGGTTACTGGACCTGCGATAACCCAAAAACAAAGTGGGCCAAAGCCGTTACCGCAACCCTAAACAATGACGTGGTGGCAACCCGTGGGTCTCGGTGGGAAGAGCAGGAATCGACCCTAGAACGCATTAAAAAGTCTTTAGGTACAATTGTAAGTATCTACCGCAATAACGAGCCCTGGTGGTCTCCAGCGCTCGCACAGAGCCTCTCAGTGGGTGTTCCAGTCGTGACTGACTGGCGTCTAACATCCTCTTTAGGAGTTGAGTGGAGCCACTTGGCTAGCTCTATCGAGGAAATGTCATCAGAAGAAAGATATGCCTTAGCTCTTGCTCAAAAAGAGTCATATCTTGAGTTAGTTCCAACTTGGGAACAAGTATCTGAGCTTCTATTACAAACTATTAATCTATCAAAAGTAAACATCTAATGTGGACTAAACAACTAAAAAAGGCTACAATCAGATAGGAAAGGATTACCATGGCAGAACTAGATATGAACTGGGTTAAATCCCAGCTTCAAGCAGCAAAGGTCCGCAAACCTGTAGGCGATGCGACCATGAAATTAGTCGAGCTTTTTGACTCGATTGAAAACCTAACGCCAGATTTTAAAAAGCAAACAATAGAAATGTTTTCAAAGTTAGCGTTGGGGCACATTGTAATTAAAGAAAAAAAGAACGAAAACTGGGTTCCTGTGCGTCCAGGTGATATTAAGGTTACTGAACAAGTTCGTGTCAAAGCAGATGCTTTTGATGGTGAATTAGGAATGGTTCACAATGGTCGTCGTGGTGTTGTAGTTGGGGTTCGATACGGAGATGTAATTATTAAAAGCACAGACGGATTGGAGCCAGTTCTTGAGGGAGCGCATTACCCACCTCAAAAGCTAGAGAAACTAATCCTAAGTTGAGAACTACAACGTTGAAGTTCCATGTCAGTGGCGACAGCTACGACGAACTTACGAGTGCAGCAGACACCGCCATTGAAAAGTTTTTGAGCTCTGCAGAAGATGATTACGATTTCGGTGACGATTATGAACCAGAGACTCGACACAACATTAATTATGAGTTGGTTGTAAGTGAGTCTGAAGATGTATCAAGTGACTATCAATATAAAGCCGAAGTGATTGCGAGAATAAAAGATGCCAGATAACGAACAGAAGCCTTTGTACACAGAACAAGCAGCAACTGCTAAACCATCAGATGATACCCCCGTAAGAGTTCAAGCCCTTCGTGAAGCAGCTCGAATTATTAATGGCGACCGTAATGCTCAGTATGGCGGTCCAGAAGAAAATTTCACTAATATTGCAAAAGTATGGTCAGTAATCTTTCAACGCGAGTTCACAACGGAAGATGTTGCTATGGCAATGATTGGTATGAAGCTAGCTAGATTTGTTGCTAACTCTGGATTCCAACCAGACACTTGGATTGATATTGCAGGATATGCAGGATGCGGCTACGAAGTGTCGAAAAATCTGCATGAAAAAGAATAATTTAAAAGACCCCCGCAACTATGAAGAGCCAAAGTGCGCATCTATAGATAGTGACTTATTCTATGGTAAAGACCCAGACGAGCCTGGGTACAGTAAGTTCCAAATTGAACGTCAATATGACCTTGCAAAAAAAATTTGTAGCGGTTGTATACACAAAATTGAATGCGCAGAATGGGGCATTCAAAATGAAGACCACGGTGTGTGGGGAGGGCTTACTCCCAATGAAAGAAGAAAGATAAGACGTCGTAGAGAGTCGAAAACTAAAGACACTGTCCTGGTCTAGATAGTAAACTTATATTATGAGTGCTTCTAGAGAATTTACCTCTCCGATGCCGATATGCGAGCTTTGCTGGATTAAAGACCATGCTAAGTGGGAACCAGAAAGCATAGACGACAGCGGAAACATTCTTATGCGCTTAAAGGGAGTAGATGTCCCGCAAAAAATTAATACTGGCTCCGTAGAGGTCTGCTCTGTTTGTGGTCAAATTACAATCTCTGGAATATTTGAATTACGAGATGCAAAAGTTGTTATGTATCCAGCAACTGGACCAGCTGAAGTTCGTCACACATTAACTCCTTTAGAGGACGGGGAAGAGGAGGAAATATGAAAGATGTAAGAGTCGGTGAGTCTTTATGGAGTCAATGGCATGGTGATGGCTATGAGCCAGAGACAGAATCAGAAGTTATTTACTTCACGCACGACCATGTTGATACAGACAACGAGCTAGTTCGTAGAGCTCTAGCTTCAACCCTACAAAGGGATGGAATTGCAGACTCTCTGTCTGATGGATTTAAGATGATTGAGAATGGGTACATAGCAATTGGGTGGGCTGGAATTATTATAGATGAGACTGAGTATTGGGCTTGTGATGAAAATGGTGAGACTGAATATGGTGATTTAGTCGAGAATAGTTTT